ATACATACCTATTATAAACAACTCCGCAACACGATTTGGATATGACCCATATTATTTACCGGAAGTGGTAGGAACTCCATCTGGACCGAGTCAAACAAATCAATACTATTGGACATCTACAGAGAATATTAATTCACCAACCTTTTCTTTTGTGTATCAGAGGTGGATTTATTTATCGCCCATAGCGAACCTGTTAAAAGATGTTCCAGAAAATTGCTACTTATCCGAAGTGAATTGTGGTGGTACTTATTACAGAACCAAAAAGACAAGGGTTAGACCCGTAAGATTTGAGGCTGGTGTAGAGGGAGGCTTCTCCGGTAATCTTGGAGAGAAAGGTTATGGAGGGATAATTGCTGGCTCATACACTTTAAATGGTGTAGAGGGCGCACTTATAGTATCGCCAACAGAGCCTAAGCCAGCAGATGGATATACGCAATGGAGTGATTTAGGACAAGTAACAACAGGAGCTACTAGCGAAACAGACGGAGCAGCTAACAGCGCAATAGTATTAGCATTAGAAACATAGATATGCCAAGAAAAACTAAACCAACAGGAACAATTAGAGTAGTAAACCTACAAGGATATACTATTCCCGAAATTAAGGAGGACTACAGAAATGATTGGGTCACTTACGGACAAGATAATAATTATTTTGGAGACTTAATTGACAATTATTTGAGCAGCCCAACAAACTCTTGCTGTATCAATGGTATTGTAGATATGATTTACGGAAGGGGATTGAGCGCAACAGACAGCGAAGAAAAACCTGAGATGTTTGCTCGTTTCAAAATGATACTGAAAGATGAAGAGGTAAAAAAGATAGTCAACGATTACAAATTACTTGGCCAAGGTGCTGTTCAGGTCGTTTACAATAAAAGCAAGACTAGAATTACTTCTCTTACGCATTTCCCTATGGAAACGCTAAGAGCAGAAAAAGCGGACGAAGGGAAAATAAGAGCATATTATTATCACCCTAAGTGGAGTGAATATAAGCCATCCGACAACCCAAAGAGAATCCCTACGTTTAACAATGGAAAAGGTAATGAGCTTAGAGAACTTTATATCATTAAACCGTATAGACCAGGGTTTTATTACTATGCTCCTGTAGACTATCACGGATGTTTACAATACTGCTCACTAGAAGAAGAGGTATCTAACTACCACATAAACAATATTCTTAATGGCCTACAGCCATCACTCTTAATCAACTTCAACAACGGAGTTCCTGATGAGGAGGCTCAACAACTAATTGAAAGCAAAATCCAAGATAAATTCGGAGGGACGTCTAACTCAGGTAAGTTCATTTTAGCGTTCAATGAAGACCCAGATCGTCAAGCTGACATAGAGCCTATACACCTCCCAGATGCACACGCACAGTATCAGTTCCTTGCTGATGAGGCTCGTGAGAAAATTATGCTCGGTCACAGAGTTGTTTCTCCGATACTTCTTGGTATAAAAGATAATACAGGGTTTGGTAATAATGCAGAGGAGCTTAGAACGGCTTCTGTCCTTATGGATAACATTGTTATACGCCCATTCCAAGAAAAGATTATAGAGTGTTTGAAGACTATGTTGGAGTTTAACCAAATTGACTTAAACCTATACTTTGTTACTCTACAGCCTATTGAGTTCACTCAGTTGGATAACATTGAAACTAAGATTAAACGTGAAGAGGAGACGGGCGAGAAGCTGTCTACAATAGATCGAGTAAAGTCACTATTTAAAAAGAAAGAAGATGAAGGCACTATTCATAACGACTGATGATTTAAGACGCAAATCCATCGTAGGTGGGGTTGTGGATGCTGACAAGTTTGTTCAGTTTATTGAGGTAAGTCAAGACATACATATCCAGAATTATTTAGGTACGTCTCTTTACGACAAGATATCTAGCTTGATTATAGACGCTACTATAGATGATGCTCCCAATGCAGCTTATAAAACACTCTTAAATGACTATATAACACCGATGCTTATATGGTTTGCTCAGTCAGACTATTATATGTTTGCTTCTTACCAGGTAAGCAACGGAGGTGTATTCAAACACCGTAGTGAAGCTTCAGATAACCTATCTATGGAAGAGGTTCATTACTTAGTAGAAAATTCAAAGACAAAGGCTCAATTCTATACTAGAAGATTTTTAGATTATATAATTGATAATAGCAGTAGCTACCCTGAATACAACGATTCTAGTCAAGATGGTATGTATCCGGATAAGTCTGATAATTTCAATGGATGGGTTTTATGAGTTACAAACCAAAGAAAAAAAACATAATTAAGTTAAAGCAGTTTTTAAATAAAGAGAATAATGGCAACAGGTTGGGGAAAGATAATAAACAACATAGGCTTCGGAACGATATATAACGAAAGCTGGGTAGGACAATATCCATTTGTTAGTATTGTAGGCGATGCAAATGATTTATACAAAAGAGTAGATGACACAGGTGGTACTATGGAAGCACAAGCCTGTTTAGTAGAAACATTTAATAATTAAGTACAATGAGTATTTACGACAAAGCAAGTTTAGTACAAATCCCAAGTGGTTATAAAAGTGGTACACTATATTCTGTTGTACCTAATACTGCTGATGGGGATTTCGATTTCACAAGAGGTTCAACTGCGACACGAGTAAACAAAGACGGACTTATAGAAACCGCAGCAATAGGAGTACCAAGACTTAACTACCCTCTATTAGACGGTGTTGTACAGGATTGTCCCACTTTACTTTTAGAACCGAGTAGGAGCAACCTTGTACAACGGTCAGAGGAATTTGATAATTCATATTGGTTAAAATCTTTAACAAGTGTAACAGCTAACCAAGTAATATCGCCTGATGGTTCGCAAACAGCAGATATATTAACAAAAAATGGTGATTATGGTTCGTTATATAGAACAGGAATATCGGCTACGAGCGGTTCTAATTATACGTTTAGTGTATTTGTCAAGAAAGGAACTACTGATTTTTTAAGTTTAAGACAAGCAAGTGGAAGTAATGATGTAAGAAAACAATTTGATTTAAACACAGGTGCAGTCACTAATGGTTTATCAGCAAATCAAACAGGATTTGTTAGCAGCAATTTTGAAGAATATTCAAATGGATGGTATAGACTTTCTATAACTTGTACATCGAATAGCACTTCTATTACAGTTGGTATTTATTCGGGTAAAGTTGGAGAAAGCACCTTTAATGGAAACAGCTATATTTGGGGTGCGCAATTTGAAGCAGGAAGCTATCCAACATCCTACATACCAACAAACGGAGAAGTAGGTGGTGTAACTCGTTCAGCAGATGACTGCGTAGATGCAGGTACTGCAGCTGACTTTAATGATAGCGAGGGTGTTTTGTATGTAAATGCTAAAATTGATGACCCAAGTGAATCAGATGACAATGATTTTTCACTTGGCGACGGTTCTTTTGTTAGCAATAGTGTTGAAATATATTTTAAAAACATTTCAGCTTCATCACAAAGCATAGTAGGGAAATGCGCTATTGATGGTTCATCAATATCTTTAACAGGTACTACAATAACCGATACAAGTATAAAACACGATTTATTTCATAAAGTAGCATACCAATACAAACAAGCTGATTTTAAAATGTTTGTAAATGGTTTTAAAATAGGAACTTCTACATATAACGATATATTTCCAAGTGGTGGCTTGGTAAGGGTTAGTTTTGAAGGTAACGGAACTGCGGGTACTAAATTTAGAGGGAATACAAAAGAAGTAATGACTTTTAACGAAGCGTTATCAGACACAGAATTAGAAGCACTTACAAGCTACGATAGCTTTAAAGAAATGGCAACAGAACAACTTTATACAATAGAATAATGGCAAAGACATTTAACTACGGAGCGGGTATATGGGCAACCAAGACAGGTTCGTCTATGGCTTATAACGACCAAAACGATAACTATAAACCGACACCTTTCAGCGTAACAAGGGATAGTATTGCCACAAGGGTAAACAAACAAGGGTTAATAGAAGTAGTAGGACACGATAAATTAAGAATTGACTACACAGACAGTTCAAATGGTGTTGCGCTTTTAGAACCAAGTAGGACTAATTTAGTTACTTATTCAGAAGATTTTAGTGAATGGACTAATGATAGAGTAACGGTATCTG